CTAAGATGGCATACGTTGGTACACCTATAGATACAACCAATCAGTTTCAATCTTTACAAGGTAAAAGGTTTAGTGGTGACGGAAGCACAACTGCTTTTACACTAGACATTGCACCAAGTTCAGTTTTTGACATAGAAGTTTTTGTAGAAAATGTGCGTCAAGACCCAAACTCTGCATACGGCATAAGCGGAACTACACTTACATTTACTGGAGCACCTCCCTCTGGTACAAATAATATTTATGTAGTCCATCAAGCAAAGGCTGTAGGAACTATTGATGTTCCTGCTAGTGGTGTCGTACCTGCAAGTTTAGCAAGTAATATTATATCAGGACAAACAGCTTTAGCTGCAGTACCTGCAGCAACTGATGAATTATTAATATCTGATGCAGGAACAATAAAAAGAATTGATGCACAATTTTTTCAAAACACACCTGCTTTTATGGCACGAATGTCAGCAGACCAAAGTATAAGCAGCAATACTAATACTAAAGTTGATTTTGATACAGAAGTTTTTGACACTGATAGTGCTTATGACCATAGCACAAATCAAAGATTTACAGTACCATCAGGTATGGGAGGAAAATATTATATTACTTGCACACTAGGAACAGATGATGGAAACGAAGGTTCTGTTTTTGTTGTTAATATATATAAAAATGGTAGTAACGAAGGTGAATCTAGTTATAACAGAATACAAAGAACAAGTGGTGTTTTATCTTTTGATGCTCACACTATTATAGATTTAAGTGCAGGTGATTACATTGAAATTTATGCTAGACACGAAACAGCAGTAAATCTTCAACCGGGTATTAACAGTGGAGAATTTAGGTCAAGATTTGGAGGTTTTAAATTAACATAATGGCAAGTTTATATACAAAAGTAAAATTATACATAGAGGCAAACTCTGCAACATGGGATAATACAAAAGTATCTTTACAAAATGATGGGAGTGGAGATTATATTAAAACATGGACATATAGTTTTTCTAAACCAACAGATTCACAAATAGCATCTTATGAAACAGCAGGTAATACAGCAGAAACTTTATCGGGTGTTTTAAGTAAAAGACAAACAGAATACTTATCATGGCAGGAACAATTAGACAAATTATATCACGATATTAATGATGGTAAATTAGATAAGACAGGTTCTTGGTATAAGCATATCAAAGCCGTGAAGGATGCAAATAGCAAGGAGTAAACATGGCACTTAGTACAATAGGAACAAATAGTATAGCTGATGATGCAGTCACTGCAGCTAAAGCAACAGGCTTTGGTAAAATAGGACAGATAGTTTCAGGAACTCAAACAGCAGATATGAGTTCGTCCTCTACAAGTTATGTGCAAAATTTTAGTGTTCAAATAACACCTGTTGCAACGAGCTCTAAAATAGCTGTCATAAGTCATTCAGGAAGATTAGATACCAATAGCTCAGGAGCCGCTATTGCAGTAGCAATATACAGAGACTCAACAAATATTACAAATTACACACAAGGTGGAGCGCAAGGAAGATTTGAAAGTGCAAACGCTTCGCTAGGGAATTTGTCAATTAATTTAGTTGACAGTCCCAATTCAACTTCGCAACTAACCTATTACATGTATTATAAATCAGAGAACGGTAGTCATACTGTTTTTTTAAACAATGATGCACTAACCTCTATGATATTAATGGAAATATTAGCGTAATGACAAATATTGAAAAATTTTGGGCCGCACTTTTTACAATTAAATCTGGAGTTGAGTGCACAGTAAGAGGAGACATTACAACAGAGGCTGAGTTTAATAATATTGAATGGACCACAGGAGAAGATTCTAGTGGCAGAGCTACTATAACTACAACCTGTCCTCATTCAGAAATTACTTGGACAAAAGTAAAAGCAGAGATGGATAAATTATAGGAGGATAGATGAGTAAGACAACAATACCCACAGCAGGAATAGCAGACTCAGCTATATCAACAGCTAAAATAGCAGATGATGCAGTAACTGCAGCTAAAGCTACAGGTCTCGGCATTACTGAAGCAGTTATTTTTAGACTTTCATCTGGAGTATCGGGTGATGTTGACCCTATAACAACTTGGGAAGTAGCAGATGATGCTATGGCAGGAAGAATAGGCACAGGCATCACACAATCTAGTGGTATTTTTTCTTTTGGGAGCACAGGTGTTTATTTAATAGAATTTCAAGGTTCTGCATATGATAGTGGTTCTGATGATGTGCAAATAAATCTAGAAATTCATGCAAGTTCGAACTCTGGAAGTTCTTATGATAGACTTGCACAAGCCATGACTAATTTACATCATGCTGCACAACATACATTTTCTATTAATGCTATGGTAGATATTACAAACACAACTACAGATAGAGTAAAATTTTTAACTGACGGAAATAATGGTGAACTTAATGCTAGTACAGATCAAAACTATTCATTCGTAAGTTTTTTAAGACTTGGAGATACATAGAATGGCATACATAGGACAATCAATTAAAAATGGAACCTTCACTGTCTTAGACACGAGTGGTAATACTTATAATGGTTCTAACACAACCTTTAATCTAGGAACACAAGTTGGTTCTCCTGCGCAGCTATTAGTATCTCATGATGGTGTAATACAAAAACCAGGAACAGATTATTTATTAGCTTCAGGCGGAACACAGATTACATTTACCACAGCACCTGCAAGTGGAGCATCAATCTTTATTGTAGAAATATCTGGTGCAGTAGGTGGACCAATAAACTCAGATTTAAATGGTAATGAATTAGTATTAGATGTTGATGGCGACACAAGTATCACAGCAGATACAGATGACCAAATAGATATTAAAGTTGGTGGTTCAGATGTAGTAACACTTGGTCCTTCTAACTTAACAGTAGATATTAGTGGTAACATAAGATTGGATGCAGATGATGCAGGTGAAGTGAGACTATTAGATGGTGGCACACAATATGCTGCATTAAAAAATGACAGTTCAAGATTAAAGATTCAAGGCATAGTTTCAGATAAAGATATTTTATTTGCTGTTAATGATGGCGGAAGTGAAACAACTGCTCTTACAATCGATGCCTCTGAGGCAGGATTAGCTATATTTAATGCAGGTGTTGCTTTAGGTGGAACAGGAAGTGCCAATACCTTAGATGATTATGAGGAAGGTACTTGGACACCAGTGTTTTTAGGTGGTAGTGGTAATCCCACAGTAGATTATACTTCTCAAGTAGGTGATTATACAAAAATAGGAAATCTTGTTTATGTTCAAGCATATATTTTAGTAAATACAACAAGTGGGGGAAGTGGTAATTTAAGAGTAGGTGGACTTCCATTCACTGCAAAAAATTCAGGTGCTAGAGGTTTTGCTTCTATTGCACTTGGTAATGTTATTAGCACTATTTATGCGACACAGTTAATTGACGGAAATCAAACTTACAGTATTTTAAGAAAAGATACATCAGGACAACCTGTTGCTGAAGTACAAGTATCTGATTTAGCAAATAGTGAGTATTTATGGTATTCAGGAGTATATCAAACTGATTAAGGAGTAAACAATGGCAATAACAAAAGAAACACAAATCGCTAAAATAGAAGTCGTAGGTGAATATAAAGCTGTGCAAATTGCTACTGATACAGTCATCAAAGAAGATGGTGTAGAGTTATCAAGAAGCAGACACAGACACGTAAAACACCCTCACGAGGATATTACAGGCGAAGATGCAGAGGTACAGGCAGTATGTAATACTGTTTGGACAGATTCAGTCGTATCTGCATGGAATACGTTTAGAGCAAATCAAGATAATTTATAGGTAAATAATGCTACTTGGCCACGGCACCATATCTGAGTTTGCTATAGCCTCAGTCCGAGGTGGTGGTGTACAAAACGTAGGATCGCCTTTTGTTAGTGGTTTATCTTTTTCTGCTAATGTAGGAGATGAAAGTGTAACCGCAAGTGCCTCTGTATCTCCTTCTACTGCTGGAGCACCAAGTTTTACCATAGGAACAGAGACTGTAGCTGCTTCTGCTAATGTTAGCACTAGCACTGCTGGACAAATTACTATAGGATTAGGAGAGGAAACAGCCTTTGGTGAGGCGTTTCAAAATTTAGTTTCACTTTCTGTTGGATCTCCCGACTTCTTTATTTGGAGCGAGATTGACGATTCACAAACAGTAACATATACTGACGTCGAACCAGGAAGCACAGATTAGGAGATATAAATGGCATCAACATTTTCAAGCACTTTAAATTTAGAGCTTCAGGCCAGCGGAGAAAACTCTGGAACCTGGGGTACAATTACAAATAATAATTTACAAAAAATAGAATCAGCAGCAAAAGGCTATGTTTCTGTAGCGATTGCTAGCACAAATGATTCATTGACTGCAACTGATGGTTCCACAACCGATGAACAAAGTAATGCGATCATTAAATTAACAGGAACTTTATCGGGTGATACAACCATGAGTTGTGAGGCGGTGGAAACTTGGTACATTGTCGATGATGCCACAACACACAGTGGTAATAGTTTAACTTTCAAACCCTCAGGGGGAACAGGCACAACACTCGTACAGGGCGCAAAGCACATCTTATACTCAGACGGTTCTACGATGTTCGATGTCTTGAACGATGCAGGAAATATCACGGCCAACGGAACACTGACTGTTGCAGGCAATGTTTCTCTTGACGGCGGTAGTTTTGTATTTAACGAGTCCTCAGCAGACTTAGACTTTAGAATTGAAGGTAATGGCGATGCAAACTTGTTCTTTACTGATGCAGGTAATGACCGTGTGGGTATTAAAACAAACTCTCCTTCAACAGAGTTACATGTCGTCGGTGGTGTAAAAGCCACAGGAAACATAGACTTTGACGGTGGTAGTTTTACTTTTAATGATTCTGGTGCTTCTTTAGATTTTAGAGCAGAAACAAATACCTTAACACACGCTTTGTTTATTGACGGTTCTGCGGATAAAATAGGCTTTGGAACATCTTCTCCTACTAGTGGTTTTGTTACAATAGATCAAGCCAGTTCCACTGGTGCCATAGCGGTTCTAACTTTAGACCAAGGCGACGATGATCAAGAGTTTATAAGATTTGATGGCACAAGCGCTGCTGATGGATCAAAAAGCATTTCATCTTCAACGGATACAGGTGGATCAAAAGTAGGTGCAATACGTATTAACGTAAACGGAACCGATCGTTTTATAAGAATTTATGACACCGCAATATAATTATGCCGCTAACAAAACTACAGATAGCGCCTGGTATAGATAAACAAAACACTGAATACGGCGCAGAAGGTAAATGGGTAGATTGCGATAACGTTCGTTTTCGCTATGGATTACCAGAAAAAATAGGTGGTTGGGAAAAAGTTACAAGTGATGCACTCGTAGGTGCAACAAGAGCAATTCTAACATATTCTGATCTTGGTGGTGTTAAGTACGCTATCTATGGAACTAATAAAAAATTATATGCATACTCAGAAAACTCATATGCAGATATAACTCCCATACGTTCTAGTGGGACTGGAAACATAACTCAGTTTGAAACCACTAGTGGTTCTTCTACAGTAATAGTAACAGATGGAAGTCATGGTGCTTTAATAGGTGATTTTGTAACAATATCTAGTGTTAGTGGTGCTGTTGGAGGATTAACACAGGCTAATCTACAAGGAGAATTTGAGATCTTGACAGTGCCTAGTTCAAACACATACACTATACAGGCCCCAGCTAATGCTTCCAGTAGTGCTACAGGAGCTACAGCTAATGCAAGTTATCAAGTAAACACAGGAGCTGCAGTGGCACTGTTTGGTTACGGCTGGGGCGCAGGTACATGGAGCACCAGCACATGGAACACAACTCGTGAAGGACTAACAGGTGGCGAAGGTGTGTTACTTCAATCAAAAAAATGGGCCTTAGATAACTGGGGTGAAGATGTATTAGCTTTACAATTTGACGGCGGTTTATTTTATTGGGATACTTCTTCAGGATTATCTAGTAACAGAGCAAGCACCACAGAGGTAAGTGGCGCACCCACAAAATCAAGATTTATGATTGTTTCTGGTGACGACAGACACGTTATTTGTCTAGGAACAGAAACTACAATTGCTGATACTTCCACACAAGATAATATGTTTATTAGATGGTCTGATCAAGAATCGACAAGCGATTGGACGCCAACTGCAACTAACACTGCGGGTTCTTTTAGATTAACTGATGGTAATCAAATTAATACGGCGGTCAGATCAAGAGGTGCTGTGATGATATGGACAGATACAGCTTTGTATCAAATGCAGTTCATTGGTGCACCTTTAACTTTTGGTTTTAAACAAATTGGTTCTAATTGTGGTGCTGTTGGTATTAACGCAGCTATCGACGTATCAGGTACATCTTTCTGGATGAGTGATGATTCTTTCTTCTTATATGACGGTGCTGTTAAAAAAATACCTTGTAGTGTGCAAGATCATGTTTTTGACAATATAAATCAAAACGCAAAACAAGACGTCTTTTGTGCAGCAAATTCTGATTTTAATGAAGTTATGTGGTTTTATGCATCTGATGGGTCTGATCAAATAGATAGAATGGTAGTTTATAATTATGCAGAAAATCTCTGGTATATTGGAACTTTAGCTAGAAGTGCTTGGGCTGACAGCGGTGTTTATGAAGTGCCGTATGCTGCAGAGTTTGAGTCTGCTGACACCACCTCTACTATTTCTACAATAAATGGATTAAAAGCAGGTAGAACTTTTGTCTATCTTCACGAAACAGGAAGCAATGACGATGGATCAGCAATGACAAATCATATTGAATCAGGAGACATAGATATAGCAGACGGCGATAATTTTATGTCTATTTCAAGAATGATACCTGATTTTAAAAATCAAACAGGTAACGTAGATGTAACAATGAAAACAAGACCTTACCCTACAGCTTCTCAACGATCTCATGGACCTTTTGAAATAACGACAAGTACAACAAAAAAAGATACAAGAATAAGAGGAAGACAAGTAGCGGTAAGAATATCTAGTGGTGATGTTGATGATAAATGGAGATATGGAACACTTCGTCTAGATATGAAACCAGATGGAATGAGAGGAGCGTAATGGCAAAAATAACAATACCTCGTTTACCTGATGCGACAGAAAATTATAGTAGAGAACAAGTATCCCAACTAGTTCAAACTTTAGAACAGCTTATATTTATTTTAAATAATACCTATGTTCCTCAAACATTAAAAGAAGAACAAGAAAGGATTACGTTTTTTTTAAATTAAATGGCTAATGTGTATACAAATTATAAAGTAGATTTAACTACAACAAATGAAACAACAGTGTATACTGTACCTGCGGAAACGACAGCTATTGTTAAGTCAATACGAGTGTCAAACGATGATGCGTCAAATGCTTGTACATTGACTTTAACGTTAACGGATTCTAGCTCTAATGTTTTTTCATTAGAAAAGGATAAATCTATTGCAGCAAAAACGTCGGCTGAATTATTAACGTCGACTTTGATTGCAAAAGAATCAGAAGTCTTTAAGGCTACTGCGCAAAATGCAAACGACTTGCACATCATTATTAGTGTGCTACAAATAACTAACACATAGGAGACGATTATGAAGGTAAAAAGAAGAGGAGATGACAAACCCGTTAAAAAAATGATGGGTGGGGGCATGACTTACAAAAAAGGTGGCACAGCTAAAAAAACTGTAAAGAAGAAAAAATTAGCAGCCATGTATCCACCAAAAGATAAAATCACCAGAGGTGATATTATCAAAGCAGCTAAAATGAAGAAAAAGAAAAAGTAATGGGTAAACTTTGTCCAAGAGGTAAAGCTGCAGCTAAGCGTAAATTTAAAGTCTATCCCAGCGCGTATGCAAATATGTATGCAAGTGCAGTTTGTAGCGGTAAGGTAACTCCTGGTGGTAAAAAAAATAAAAAGAAAAAAATGGCAGCAGGTGGAGAAGTCATTGATTTCAATAAAATATCACAAGACAGAAAAAAAGTGTCTAGCTATAGTCAAGGCGGAATAGCAAAAGGCTGTGGTGCTATTATGAAAAAGAAAAGAAAAAAAACTAAAAAATCATAATGGCAAAAAAAGGATTAAGAGCGTGGGTTAAAGAAAATTGGGTTGATATAGCCAATAAAAAGAAAGATGGTTCTTATCCTAAATGTGGTCGTAGCGGAGGAGAAAAAAGAAAAAATTATCCTAAGTGTGTGCCCATAGCAAAAGCTAGAGCAATGACAAAAGGACAACGTGCAGGAGCAGTTAGAAGAAAACAAGCAAAAGCTAATACTGGTCCTACACCTTCAAGAGCAGCAACATTTGCAAAAAGGAAAAAAAGTGGCACTCGCAAAAAAACGTAGAAAAATAAAAAAAGTAATTAGCGCTCTTAAAAAAGCTTCAAAGGCTCATGCTGGACAAGCTAAAGTTTTACAAAGCGTAATGAAAAATGGTAAAAAGAAAAGATCCTAAAAAAGGAACTGGAAAGAAGCCTAAAGGTAGTGGTAGGAGATTATATACAGATGAAAACCCAAAAGATACTGTGTCTATTAAATACGCAACCCCTGCTGACGCGAGGCGTACCGTTGCTAAAGTCAAAAAAATTAATAAACCGTTTGCTAGAAAAATTCAAATACTTACTGTGGTTGAGCAAAGAAGTAAAGTCGCTGGTAAAACAGAACAGGCAAGAATTGCAAAAAGAGCAAAAGAAGCAATAAGAAAAAAACATGGCAAGAAAAAGAGATAAACAACCACCAAAAACTAAAAAGTATTTTAGAGCCACGGACAAAGGAGCAGGCATGACTGCTGCCGGTGTTGCTAAATATCGTAGAGATAATCCTGGTTCTAAGTTAAAGACTGCTGTTACAGGTAAAGTTAAACCAGGTAGTAAGGCAGCAAAAAGAAGAAAATCGTTTTGTGCAAGAAGTGCAGGACAAATGAAAAAGTTTCCTAAGGCCGCAAAAGACCCTAATTCAAGGTTAAGACAGGCTAGAAAGAGATGGAAATGTTAAAACTATTATATTGCAAAAGGATGGGAAAATGGGTATAAAAAAAGATGAAACCGTATTAGCGGGTAAGGGTATTGAAATCTTACCTGTCGAAACTAAGATTACTATTACTAATACGCAAACAGGACAAGAATACGTTGATGAAAAAGAAGCATTGGCGGACGTCGAGAAC